GGATAGACCCAGTTGCGCCGAGATCACCCGTTGCGCCCGTGGTTCCCGTGGCTCCAGCGTCACCTTGGATTCCTGTTGCGCCTGTAGCTCCTACATCCCCTTGAACCCCAGTAGCTCCAGTGGAACCAGTAGCTCCGTCAGTTCCAGCAACACCAGTGGCTCCAGTGGCTCCAGTCGAACCGTCTAATCCAGCTATTCCAGTAGAACCAGTGGCCCCGTCTAATCCAGCAATTCCAGTGCTTCCAGTTGCTCCTGTGCTGCCATCAATTCCAGCTACCCCTGTCGCGCCTGTCGCGCCTGTTGATCCATTGCTGCCACTCAATCCAGTAGCTCCTGTTGATCCAGTAGACCCATTAGTTCCAGCTAATCCTGTAGCTCCCGTGGAGCCAGTAGCCCCTGTGCTTCCAGTAGCCCCTGTCGGGCCTCCAGATGGGCCAGTAGCCCCTGTAGCCCCAATTGCTGCGGATGCTTGACTGCCAGTGAAATCAAGCGTACCAGTAAATGGGTTAAATGTGAGTGCCATAGTTTATTATTAATCGTTGCATTGCCTTTTTGTCAAGCGGTTATCTCAACATCAACAGGCCAAGACAATCCTTCTTTGGCTATCTGTTCTTCGCACTCTTCGTGCGTTCCTACAAATAATGTGTTTTGAGTTCCAATCGATTGATCTGTTTGCTCGTAAAACATAATCAACTTATCGGTATATACTAATTTCCAGTTGCCTGTAGAGTCATCGTAAGACCAACCATTTTCGTTAGGAGGAATTATCATGGTACTATGACTGTAAGCGTTGAGGTTGCGGATGTATATGTTGCTGTTGAACCAACAGGAAGACCAGTCCAAGTTACTGATGGGTATGAATTTATTGTTGATCCTTGGAAAAAACGAAATGTTGTTGTTCCAGATGGAGGTGAAACATTAAACGAAACTGAAAGACCACCACTAGTAAATGATGCCGTTGCGGTGGAGGCTCCAGTTGTTTTTAAGGCACGGAGCGTTCCAGCACTAATCATTGTTGAACCTGTGTAACTCAAAGTTCCGTTTAAATGCAGTCGGCCTGTTGAGGTTTTGTTTATGCTTCCGCTTCCAGTGATATTACCAGAAAGAGTCAGTATAATCGCTGCTCCTCCATTAACTCTATATTGCATTGATTGCGCGAAATTTATTTGGAAATTATTTGTTAGTGTTGCGCTGCTTGCAGTAATAATTTGTGATGGCCCTGCGGAAGTGAATAGTCCTGTGCCGAAAGCGTTATTTTGCGAAAATGTAATTGTGCCTGTTGCCACAGATGGAGCAGATAATGTTCCTCCCGAATAGGTATTGCTACCTCCGATGGTTGAATTTGTCGTTCCAGTTTTTGTTAATGAGCCTGCACCGCTAATGACTCCGTTAAGTGTTGATGCGCTTGAAATTACAATTTGTCCTGCGTTTATTTGTGTTGGCCCGGTGTAATTGCATACTCCAGATAACGTAAGCCCACCAATTCCGTTTTTTATTACTCCAACTGTGCCAGAAATCGCTTGGGACAAGGTTATTGCCATATAGCACATAAACTGCCGAAACGAGGTCGTTGACGATAGGATTGCTTTTACATCACTTGTCCCAACTTCGGCTGCTGTGGAATTTGTTAAAATCATACGATATTAATAAAACATTTGCGGATATCCATTAGATTTCTTCTTCGGGTTGCGGGATGAGAGCGATGGCTTCGGCCATGGGCAGGATTTGCACTTGCGGAAAGATGTCGGCGGGGAGATGCGCGAAGCCGTGCGCATAGAGTCCGCCGGGGCCGGTCTCAGTGAGAAGGTCTGCGCAGAGCATGAGTCTGCCGTCGGTGAGCGGCACGGGCGCGGCGACATGGCGGGGGTTGCCGTATTGCGCTTGGATCGCGCCGAGGGTGGCGGCTTGGTCGGCGGTTAGGACGATAGCGAGATCGCGGGCGGTGTCGTAGCTAACGGGCTGGGTGATGAGGTCGGCGAGGGTCATATGTTGGAGGCGGCGAGTGCGGTCATGAGGGTGGAGACACGGGTGTCTAGGAGGGCGAGGTCGAGGGCTTCGCCGATGGAGTAAAAAGAGACGCGACTTGTGCTGTGCATTGCGTTTAAGTTGCTAGAAAAAACCCGTAATGCCTCGGAATTTGGTGTTGTGGAGTTGTTTGTCGTGTTTGTTGACACCCCGTACAGTCGCCGCACGATGTTTGTGCCGCTATTTCTGGACACGGCAATTAAGCCTGTGGCGACTGTGGAATCGCCGCCATTTGTTCTAAACCCACCATCCACGGAATTTGCGCCAAAATACTGGCGGCCTGATGTGGCCTGCGTGTAGAGGTGGGAGGGTCCTCCCGACGTGGAAAACCGCGTTCCTATGACAACGGTGTCGTTTGCTGTTGTTTCAGGCTCTGTTTTCCACACGGCGAGATGCTTTGAATTTTGCGGATCGGCATTATTTAGTCGATTTGCAATAAGTCGCTTAGTTGTGCCGTTCCCCTTTAATCCGGTCTCTCGATTATAGTCGCCTGTTACGAAGTTGTTGTTCGTTGGTGCAGAGCCAGCCAGCGGCACAAGCGCACCAGACAAGGATCGCGCTCCGGCCAAAATGCAAGAGGTCTTAATCGCGCTCCAAATGCCGTCGGATTTGCAGCCAACGATGAAATCCTCATAGGCGAATTTTACAGAGTCTTCCAATGTCTGAGCATCTGCGGTTTCGACGGCTGCGATATAGGCCAGAGCATCTACATCAGAGACGGGTGCGCGAACGATTGCGGCGGCAATGTCGGTCATGAGCGTGCTGACGCGGGTGTCGAGGAGGGCTAGGTTGAGCGATTCGCCTATTGAGTAAAAAGAGATGCGGCCATTGGATAGTCCAGTGCCGAGAGATCCGTTTACATTTCTGGCATAAATAAATAGGTTCAAATTGTCTACAGCCTTACTGGTGTTATTAACTGTCGAGCTGTTTTTATTTATCCGGTAAGAAGCCTGAGAGGATGACGATCTGGAGGCGGCGATCAGCCCAGTAGCTCCCGCGCTTAAATTAGTTGCGATATTTGAATCACCCCGAATGACTACGCTGATACTGCTTGTTATGTAGTCGTATCTTTGCGGAGTTGTGCTAGTTGTAAACTGGGCTAAATAATACCTTCCAGTAGTCCCTGTGGTGGAAGCAAACACACCGAAATGCGCATTGTTTTGAGGGTCTGCTGTGGCAGATCGATTTGAATTTAGGTATTTCGTGGTTCCGTTTCCGAGTAGCCCCGTCTGGCGGTTGTAGTCTCCAGAGACAAAATTGTTGTTTGTCGGGGCCGTTCCAACGAGGGGGACGAGCGCACCGGAGAGGGTTCGCGCTCCGGCGAGGATGCAGGAGGATTTGAGGGCAGTCCAGATACCATCGGCCTTGCATCCTACCACAAAATTGTTGATTGCTGTTTTGACGGCAGACTCCAACGATTGTCCATCAGCAGCTTCTATTGCAGAGATATAAGCTGTAGCGTCAGCATCTTCTAGAAAATTTGTCAGCGCAAACCGATATGGATTGATGAGAAGCATTAGCGAGTTCCTATGAGCCAGACTTTGAGACCTTTTCCTGCTGTTGTGCTTCCAATTTGATCTACATCAATTGTAATTTCAGCATCATCAGACAATGCAGAATTACTAATTACTGCTGGAGTTGCTGCCGTTGTTGATGTTTTTTCAGAAGCGTCAATTGAAAGTTTAGTAGAAAGAATTGATGTGCCACCCGCATTGATATCAACAATGATCGTTGATCCAACTGGAGCAGTATTAACATTAGCACGAACAGATGTTAGAGTAATCCCGCATGGCATACGAAATGTTACTTTAGCAACTCCAGTTGTAATTGAAGTTGTCTCGTCTGAGCAAGCTAGTCCAATTTCTACAGGTACAGGAGTTGCTGTACCAATATCATCCAGCGTAGCAATCGTACCAGATGCACTAGGAAGAACGAAAGTCTTTGTAGCACCTCCTGCCGTTATGGTGAGGTCGCTATTGTTTTGCAGTTCTAATAATTGACTGCTATCAGGAGAGTAAATTTCATCGTGCGAATGCACAGACATACCGCCAATTTCTTGGATTGCACCCGTAGATGGATGCTTGGCGTAAAGTTTTTTATCGGCGTGATTTATGCAAATCTCACCAGATGCAAGGTCTGCGTTTGCAGGAACCCGCGCAGCAATTGTGCTTTTTTTAGGGACTATGATTGGGTTAGCCATTATAGAATGGGGTTGCCTTCAGAGGGGTCGAACCTCTGAAGGGCTTTGGGTTTAGGGACTAGTAAGTTCCGCCGTCGATGGTGGTTTCGAGAGCAGTTACGCGAGTGTCAAGAGCCGAATCAGCCGATGTACGAGCCGAAACTTCGGAAGCCAAAGCAGCGTCATTGCTGATAACATAACCAGCGAAAGCCGAGTCGTTAGCCGTATCAACAGAGTTGATAAGGGAAACGATTTCAGCAAACGTGTCACTGTCTGCGCTTGCGGCAGAAAGGATTGCGTCGATGCGGTTTTTCTCAGTTGTGATTTTGCCGTCGAGGGCCGAATCAGCACTGGTGCGAGCGGAGGTTTCGGTAGCGAGATCGGAAGCGATAACACCCTCTGCTGCGGTAGCGCGGGAAACCTCTGCTGAAACTGCCGATGTCAATGTGCTGTCAGCAGCAATGCGAGCAGACTCTTCAGCAGAAAGATTGCTGGTGAGGGTGCTATCAGCACTGATGCGAGCGGCTTCTTCTGCGGCGATAGCAGCAGTAAGAGTCGAGTTTGCAGAAGAAACAGCGGAGTCAGCATACGATTTGGTAGCGAATGTGCCTTCGCCGCCGACGATGAGTACTGATCCGTCAGCTTTACCGACGAAGAGGTTTTTATTGGTTAGGTCAATTGCCAACTCGCCGGAAGAAAGACTTGCGGGAGCGGAAGAGCCACGTTTGATACGAATAATTGGGTTTGCCATATATTTTTATTATTTTTTTGTTTTGTTTTGTTTTTTGGTTTTTCTGGTTATTCAGAAAGTTTTAGACTGGTGCTGGGCTATATTCTCCAGCATCAATTTCAGCTACATTTGTAAGTTCACCGCTTTGTATTTGAGCAACTTGATTTCCATTAGGGAGTGCTCCATCCTCGCTAATTGTGAGCGAGGCACTTGGGCTAAAGTCTAGACTGCCTGTAAATGGGTTGAATCTAACTGCCATAAATTAAGGGTATGTTACAGTTATGCTCGTTAGATTTGCATCATTAGTTGTTGGAGGATTAACTGAGTAGAACAGATTTAATGTAGCTACTGCAACTCCAGCATTGAGGTATTGCACTGTTGCAATGTTATTTGTAGTACCATAGTACGCAATATCAATCTGATCGTAGGCCGGAATATCAAATCCCGCGATCTGTTTTAAAGACTCGTAGATATTAAAGTTCTGCTGATCTGGAGCTAGATCAGTAAAGCAGGGTTGTGAGATTGCCATAAGATTGTTATCGTTAACGATAATTAAAGCGCAGCAGCAACAGCTTGATTGAGAACAAAGAGTTGTTGGTCTTCGGTTGTTTGTACAAAGCAGTTTTCAGTTACTGGGGTAAGTCCACCGATTGTAGCAAAGGCCAGATAAAATTGATAAAGCCTAGAAGCATCACTAGCTGCATCAAAGCAACCGAAAGTAATTGGAGTAATGCCAGCGGCAGCAGAAACCGTAATGAGAAGTGGATAGAATTTATCGCGGTAAGGTAAAGATGTAAAGCAAGCCATAATTTTAAAAAAGGTTATGGGCAGGGAGGGTTAGACCTCCCCACCCAATAATGGGGAATGGGTTAGTAGTAGATACCAACAACGTAGGCGTTCACATAAAGTGCGCCAACACGTCCGGCAGTATCTGCACCAGAAACTACGTCAACACCAGCGTTTGCATAGGTGAAGGTAGTCGAATCAACAACGATGATTTCAGCTTGAACGTCATTGAACGTAGCATCGGTCATGCTGGCAATCGTGATCGTGTCGCCCGTGGAGAAACCATGAGCAGCACCAGTTACGATTGTAGCAACGCCCGAAGTACGGGAACGAGTTGCAGTAGCTTGTCCAGCACCAACAGTTGATTTCAACAAACGGAGTTTGCTAGAACCAGTGATAACGTATGGGTTAGCGGCAATCGTAAGTGGATTGTAGCGGCCTTGGTTATCAAGAGCGTCAGTGATTGTGAGTGAGGAGGTGATGTTTTCGCCAGTGGTTCCGTTGTCAACGATCACAATTGGATCGGTGGCAGTGGTTCCGCGAGCATAAGCAGTCTCCAATACGATGCTTGTTGGAAAGAACTTAGTATCTTGGTCATTAAGAACAAGAAGATCAGCGTCTCCAGTAGCGAGAAGGTTAACGGCAATCGGGCCAAAAAGGTTAACCCGATCATAAGCGAGTGGTCGTGAATTAGACATATTATTTTATTTAAGGTTGTGGGGAGAGGCTTTCGCCCCTCCCCTGTTTAACTTAGGAAGGCACAACAATGTCACCTACACCAGCGCAGCTATAGCAATCCTGATTGTTCTCAGGAACGATATAGGTCTGCACGTCGCAGCAGGAACCGTAGAGGTTCTTGCTCTTAGGCATACGATGCAAGAAGCTGTGCATGATGGTTGGGTCTTTTACCTGTGCAGCAAGACGGAACTGGGCTTGATAGAAGCCCGTTTTGCGCCAGCGGTTGCACTCCCAATCTGGGTTCTTCCATTCCCAATCACCAGCGTAGTTCTGGGTCATTTGTTGGGCTTGGCCGTATCCAGTCGAGGAAGGCATCGTCCATTTCACCATGGCTTTGTTAACCATAGCAACCGAGATACCGAAATCGGCATTGCGGTAAGCGCGGTTAGGAATGTAAGCGCAACCTTGCTCAAGAACAGTCTTGATGTAGCGAGGAACACGAACGAGGCGAGGCCATGTTGCAGGATCAGCTTCGTTGAAAGCTGGAAGCGAGGCATTGAATGCCGTGTCAGCGTTGAAACGAGCGGAGTTGATGTCGTAACCGAAGGCATAGTCGCCGATGATACGATTGATGCCGAGTTTCAAACGAGTAAGACGCTCGTCGAAATCGGTGTTTGCATCCCAGTAACCGTTGTTACGCTTGGCTTGGAAGTAAAGCGCACGGCCAACTTGTGGGTCAGGGATAACGATGTCGAGCAAAGGCTGACCAGTCGCGTCTTGGAGATCAAGGCGGAAAGCGTCATCTTCGTCTTGGAGGTCAACGAGTGCATCGTCGAGCATATCAAGCGAGAGATAAGCAATCTTACCAAGGTCAGCAGCGGCGATCTTAACGCGAAGTGCGCAGAGGTCGTAACCAGCTTCGTTGTTGATGGTATGCTCAGGAACGAACCATGCGCCGTCATCGACGAGGCCGCAATAGGTTCCGTCATCCGTAGTGATGCCCATCCATTTGTGTCCAGAACCACCGATGTAGTTGGAACGAAGGAACTCTTCGTGGACGTTCTTGGTGATACGAGCATTCGACTCTTCAAACTGAAGGATTTCTTCAGCAGGGAACAAGCGGTAGAGCAAGCTCTCAACGCAAATCCAGTCAGTGGTCATTTCCTTACGGAGCAATTCAAAAGTGTAGGACTCAGTGCCGGGGCGTTGAATCACTTCTGGTTTGCTATCGCAAGAATCAGTCTCGCAGTAGGTGTCAGTGATCTGACGGAAAGGTGTGCAAGGATCGTGGAATCCACGTCCGAAACGGAATGCTTTCTGTTCAGTTGTATGGTTAAGAGGCCATGCTTGCTCCTCGAAACGGGTGAAATATGCAGAGTTCGTTACGAGTTTCTTAACATAGAGGTCGTTGAAATATTCGCGGCCCTCGCGGAAGAAACTGTCAATCTCAGCACATGAATTGAAATATAGCTGATCTGATGCCATAATAATTAGTTTGTTTGATTTTGGTTTTGTTTGGTTTAGTTTAATTCACAAACGCAAAAGGCTTGAAAGCCCCAAGCGAATGCTTGTTGGTTTCGAGCCGGAGTTCAACCCTCGGTGTCTTTTTCAAGACCAGTCCGGAAACAGATTTTCATGCGAGTTCTGATACTCGCCAACCAGAGTGCGGTTGAATCCCTAATATTATCGTAAACGATAATTTCGGCTATCTCTTACACGCACAATAATGATCTTAATTAATGTGTCAAGAGATTATTTTAAAAAAAGTTATTTTAACCATTCTGGTATTTCACCTTCATATCTTGCTGATTTAACCAAATTGTCTTTTGCCCATAATGGACGCAAATTTTTATAGTGATTTAGCTGGATAAGTTGCCTTTCATTTTTAGCAAGAACTATTGGTATAATATGATCAATGTGCCACAACTTTCGATTCTCCCATGACATCCCATTTAAAAATTGAAGTTCTATATGTTTTTTGAATTCTATTATAGAACATCCTAATATTTTTTCTGTTTTTGTATTCTTTTTTATATTTTTGTTTTTAAATGAGTCTCTTATCAAAACTCTTATATTTCTTCCAAGTTTGAATACAAAATCTATTTTCTCTCTATTTTGTTGATAGAGTTTCATTCTCAATCTTATTTTTTGTTTATTTTCTATCGAATATTTTTTATATTTTTCTCTTACATCTAAATTTTCTCTATACTTTTTAGAGTCCTTGATTCTTTTTTTATCTTTAATCTCTTTATATTTTTCAGCAGTAACCCATCGCTCTCCATTTTTTGAAATATTGCTATACCTTAAAAAGATCATTCCATCATCGCGTTTGTAACCCATCTTCAATTCTCCTTTGGGTTTTTTGGATAAATGCCAAGTCGTTCTTCTTGTAGATTTTTTAACGTCAAATCTTTCTTGAGTTACCCACCTTTCTCCATTCGGCCTTTTCTTTTCGTATGACCAGAATACCATTCCATCAGAACGCTTCTCTCCTCTTTTGAGTTTTACAACATCCATCATATTATCGTTAACGATAATATTTTAATAAATTGTAATCAAGTTTAAAAATCAAAAGGGGAGCAAGTTTTACCTTGCCCCCCTTCCAGTTAACAAGAATGATGGGATTATACGGTCGCCCTACCCTGTGGAGAGAAACGTGCCAATTTACTGGCAAGTCCTTCGGCAATGCTCATTCTTGGCTTCTGGGAATCCGATGTACTAGGAGATGAAGTCATGCGGGATGATCCTTTTAACTGGGCAATGTAATCATCCTTTTCTTTCACCATCTCTTGGTAGGCTTTTAACTGAGCTTGAATCTTCTGATATGCCCGGCCTTGATGAATCAAGCGATTCATATCTTCTACAGATGCTTGCTCACTGCTCTGCTGTGTTGCTGAAAGTGCAATAGCCTCATCGCGGCTCATATCATACTTGATACCTTTTTCTTTCATGTAATCAGCAATAGCGTCTGGCACTGATGTAGCATTGTCGATCTCTTGCTGGGTATTCTTGTAGCTTTCGCGCCACTGGTTCAGATACTTGTTCCGACCCTCTTGTTCTTTTTGTTTAGTGGTGTGAATGATGTTCTGCTTGGTTTCTTCAAAGTTGACAAGAGCGGCGTGATGCCCTTGAGTTGCTTTGATGAAGCTGTTGACTTGTTCTGCGAACTGGTACTGCTTGAATTGCGAGAGCGAGTTCGTGATTTCTTCAAACGCCTGATCTCGATCTGTCTCTGCTGCTCTACGATCTTCTTCGGATGTCGCATTGAAGATGGAGGCGTTTGCATTAACCGCACGGGAGAATGTTGAAAGAAGCGTTGGATCATTCGATAGCAACTGTCTCGCAGTATCATAAGTGTTCTTGATGGGTTCAAGATAAGTCTTTTTGAAGTCTGGGTTGCTCGTAATATCATGGAAGTCCAACTTACTACGCAAGTCTTTGATCTGTTCTGAGAGTTGTTGTTCAACCTCATTCTTCTCTTGGCTCGCTTTGTTAAGCTGTTCTTGGTAGTGGTTGGTTTCTTTTGTTGATGTTGATTCGGCAACCAATCGCTCAAGTTCTTGGATTTTGGTTTCAAACTTTGGAACCTCGTCTCGCTTGTACTTTTCAAGTTCTTCTTTGAGCTTGCGGTTCTCTTCGATTTGCCTTTCAACGAAACCTTTTTTCTTACCCGTTCTATCGGATGTGATTTCAGCTTCGGTGACTCCTGTTGGTTCTTCTGATGGTTCTTCTTCATTGTGTCTTTGCATTCCCAGCATTGGATCACCCATGTTTGTTCCACTAGGCTTTCCATCGTCGGTTTGTTGTTTGCTGAACTTCTTTAGGAAGTCAGATGTATTACCTTTGATCGGAACTTGGGGTTTATCCTGTAGTTCCTTGATTACTGCTGCTGTGTCGTTTGTGTCTGCCATAAATTAGTTTTCGTCGAGGTCTGGGTCAATCGTACTGTCTTTTGTCTCTTTATTTCTTGAAGAAGATTTTGTTTTTTTAAACTCTCCTTGTTCCTCTGTTCCAATAGCATCAATAGTTTTGATTGCATGGATTAGCGTGGTTACTCCGTCTGGTGGGTTTACGTTTAGCAGTAGGTATGCTTGTAGTTTGTTCCAATCTTCGTGTGCTGTAATGGCAGCGCATAGTGATTTTACTTTTTCTGTGGTCATTGTTGCATTGGTGTTATGTTAGTCTCCATCTCAACTTCCTCAACTTCGGTAGCTTCTGGCTGGCCGGGAGTCTCTGGTTGTTCGTTTGGTTCTGGAGTCTCGCCCTGCATAGCTGCCATCTTCGCCTTTTCCTTTTGGATTTCTTGGCGAGCTTTGGCTTTCTGTAGGGCAAGTTGAGTAATACCTTGTTCCTTGCGCTGCTCTGTACGTTGAGCGTGGCTGATGGAAGACTTGCCAATCGCAATGTCGGCGAGTTGTTGTTTGGTATCGATCTCGATACCGGATTTGGCAGCGAGGTATTGAAGTTTGATGTCTTCTTCGGAATTTGGCTGACCTTGCTTCTGAGCTTCGGCTTGAGCGAGTTCTTGGTACACAGACTGAATTTGATCTGCCATCCCTTGAGCTTCTTGCATTCCCTGCATGAATTGCTTGAGGAAATCCTTTTTAGACTCATCCTTACTGATGTACTCAACGTGGGCCATGATGTGACCACCTTTGAATTTAACCGAACGCATTGCCAATGATAGATCAGCAATGTCTGGTTGACCTTCTTGGATAGATTGTGCGTTCATCTGCAATTGCATCATCATATCCTGCAAGTGACCAACAGCGTGTTCAATATGAGGATCAGTTGGCAATACAGGGAAGTTCTGCGGATTGACAAACGCATCAGTCATTCCTGCATTTTCAAATCCAATCACACGATTAACGTCAGTAATCTTAGGTATCTTTGTATTACGATACCTAGATACGTTGTCACGTCCAGATAGGGCAGCAATAGCGTCCTTAACGGCGTTCTCTTGCCCTTCGTTGGCTGGTGTGATAGCTGTGATCTGAAGTAGTTTCTCAGCGGTGATTAGCTTGAATGACGGGCTACCAGCACCATTGATAAGGTTAGAACGGATGCTAGTGATATTCTTCCAAGCAGCGGCTTCTTTAGGTGTTCCAAGTTCTTCTAGGATTTCGTAGAACTTTTTAACATATTCATACCCATCATCGCTAGACTTAGCGTTCACAAACCTCTTGTATAGTTGTTTGAAGTACAATGTTTGACACTCATTGAAACGACGAATCTGTGTTCCAGAGAGTTTGGCTGATTCAGCAGCATCGAGTTCTGCTTCTCCTTTGGTGCGTTGTTTGCCACCGCCAGTAGGTGCATTGATACGATACTGACCCATGCCCCTATACATATCTCCCATGAAGAATTGCATGAAGCTCATGCTCTCTGCTACTGGGAGTTGGAATCGGTTCTGAATGAACTTAGCCCCATCTGGCAATACGCTGATTGGCAACCATTCCATTTGTTTCAGCATCTTAGTTGCATCTGGCCCTTGTCCTTCGATCATCAACATGGAGTTAAGGCGAACAGCATCAACAAGGCTATTCATTGTGAAGTCGTACTGACGGCAAGCAACGAAAGCGGATTCTGCTTGGCTCTTAATATCTTGGAATAGACCAGAACCAACTGAATCAGTTAGCATATACATGATCTCATCCCATGAGTTAAACAATCCAACCTTGAGCATCATAAATCCATGCTGGGTTCTGATGTCATCTTCGCTGATCTTTCCTGCTCCTTTTACATTAGAGTTAATGTAGTCACAGATTGGTTGGTAATCTTGAAGAACAATAGCCTTACTGATCTTACCATCAAACTCTCTCCAGAATACTTCGTAGAGATCAATCTTTTGGTTAACCGAAAGTGACCAGTTGAATCCTGACTCGCTGATGGTGCGGAAGAAGTCTTCACGGGTCTTCCTGTGGTTATTGAATGATCGGTGGAAGCGGATAGCGTCAATAGCGGCATCCACATTCCAGCCCATTGCTTCAGCAGCAGCGCGGTTTTCGATCTTCTTGTACAACTCATAAGGAGTCAGGCGGACACGGCGCACAAACTCTTCAAGGTTACAGAAGTCGATACGAATATCATCTGGGAAAAGGAGATCAGATAAGAAAACGTGTTCTGGCATCCATCCTAGCGGACTATCCCACATTCCAATACCTTTTCCGTACAAGAGCATTTCTTCTAGGTCTTGCTCTGTATTATAAAGGTAGCCGGGCCACTCGCGGATTGCTTGGTCGAATGCCGTTGCAATGTTCTCAGAGTTGACAAGGCGTTCCTTTTCATTACCAAACTTGCTTTTGATTGTGCAGCAAGCCTGACGCTCAGTAATTACATCGTAGTAACTGGACTTTTGGTTATCAACGATAAATCCAAGTTGTCCATAGTTAACATCTGATTGCCAAGGTAATCGCTTTTCGGCAAGCCTGCTGTACCCTGTCGGGGGAAACATTTTGTAAGCCTTGTAAATACGAATGCGTTTATTCTCGCGTCCGATGTTGGCTTGCCTCAAGTGGTTAGCGATATTCCAAGCGTGATTGGCGTTGGAAATTCGTGTTGCTGGCGGCTTGCCATCTTGATCTAAAGTTGCTAACGAAAATGAGTCTTGGCCGATGGATAACATAATTTTAGAAATTTAATTTATCGTTTACGATAATGAATTCAAGGCATTTCTTCTCCTATTACATGAACTGCATCCCCTTGCTTTATGTTCAAATTTAGTTCCAAGAACCTTGTCAGCTACTCTCGCTACAGTATGAATTGCTTGGGCTATATTATCTCCCAATCCATCAGCGTACCAGCAACGATCACTTGGTTGGCGTTGGCAGATTTGATCCTCTACAATTTGCTCAATGTTTTCTGGAATGGTTACTCCATTAGAACGGCAATCTTTTTGGATGTTTGAAATCAGACTGCTCCATGTGCTTCCATACACAATAGCTGGGAAGGTGAGTTTATCACGCTTGATCTCGTATTTGTAGTACCACCCACCGACTGGAGCTAGGTTTCTATTTTTGAGTTTCATCTTGCCTTTTGTTTGAAAATATATTTTATTATTGATATGTCAAGAATTTTTTCTGGAAACACAGGCATCCAAAAGTACGGTATCAAATTCCCTGAGAACATGGACGAGCTTGGTGTAGAGCTATACTGCTACGCTATAAGCAAAGGTGAATACGGAAGGGATTACTGCAATAAGCACAATATAAATCTTTCAGATTTTAAATTACTCACTCCATACGAACATTTCTTGAAGGCAGTAAAACTCCAATGGCCCACTGAAGTTTCTATTGTCAACAGAGGATATACCAATACTCAGTTGTTGAGAACTCTGGAAGAACTCTGCAATAATGATGATATCTGTTTGGCTGGCGCGGCTTCGATGGGAAAGTCGTTTCCAGTTGGACTTTGGGTCTACCTTGACTGGTGTTCTGCACCGCATTGCACTTCATCTTGGGTTGCCACAACTACTCTTGGTGCGTCCGAAGATCGTATCTGGGGTATCATTTCTAAGTTGTGGAAATCCGCTGCTGTCCAGTTTGGTAAGCTAATCGACTATCGCCACATGATTGTTTGGGGCGGTGGGTCGAACGATGAGGATAAGGACTATCGCAATGCTATCAAGGCTCTCGCATTCCAGTCAGGTAATGAGGGTCAGAAGGCTATTGATACTACCCGTGGACGTAAGAATGATCGGATTAGATTAGCCCTTGATGAGTTGCCCGAAATGGAACTGGGCGCGATTACTGCCCGTGTTAACTTGTCAGCTAACAATGATGTAGTCTTTATCGGTATTGGAAACCCATCTGCTGGTGATAATCCTCACACTCGCTGGGCTATGCCTAAGGGTGCTTCTAACTTTGATACTGTCAGTCCAGAGATGGACAAGTGGGAGACGGAGACTGGTGTTTGCTTGTTCTACAATGGCATGAGGTCGCCTAACTTTGCTGCTCCAGAGCATGAACCATCCCCGTTCCCGTTCTTGATGGATCGCAAGAAACAACAAGTCATGCTCAAGCAGTGCTATGGTGATGAGAATGCGATTGACTATGTTCGTAATGCTATTGGATGGTGGCCTAAATCTGGATTTGCACAGACCATTCTCACCGCTGATCTGATTCGTAACGCTGATACCGACGAAGAACCGCTTTGGGATTCAGAAGGATTCCACAAGATTGCTGGCTTCGATACGGCCTTTACAGTGGGTGGAGATAGGTGTGTGCTTACTATAGCTAAACTGGGTTACATTCGCGGGACTCGCAATCGTGTTATGTGGTTGGAGAAACAAAAGGTCATTCAGCTATCTGCCCGTGAAGCTGCTGAGTTTGAAGTTGGTCTGGCTAAGGAAGTAGTTGAGCTATGCCGGGCTGCTGGAGTTCAGCCTACCAAATTTGGTATGGACGTGTCTGGTGATGGTGGTCGAGTTGCGCAAGCCATCATCCGCGAGTGGTTGAGATATGATGCTAGTGGCCACTCTATCGCTCTCATTTCTTCTATGGGTAAACCTACTGAGCGTATGGCAGCAGAGGTTGATAAACGCCCGTGTAAGGATGTTTATGATAGACTTGTCTCGGAATATTGGTACTCAGCCTATCATGGCTTTAAGAGTCGAGTGATCTATGGTGTTGGCGCAGCGTCTGAGTTGGCGCGAGAACTTTGTATCCGTAGGTACACTATCAAATCTAAGAAGATTTCCGTAGAGACTAAGGATGACTTCAAAGGCCGCACTGGATACTCGCCCGATTTGGCGGATAGCTTTCTTTACTGCCTCGAAATGTCTCGTAGGTTTGGATTGGTTTTTATCGGAAACGATAAAGCGGTTCCGACTAACCGATTCTGGGCTAGAGAAGAAAAGCCAGTCGAATCTACTATGGATGACGACTACTCTACCGATGACTGGGGAGAGGATTAATCCAGAATGCCTTGAAGCTCTAGCGTGTTCGCTACTTCCTCTGGTATTACAATACGAACGAACTTGCGTCCATCGTGGAACCCTAGTGTTTCAATGGTTCTGATGTCTGATTTCTTTACCCAGCATTGATTGAATTGCTGTTGGAAAAGAATCTTAACTTGGTTTTCATCTACATGGTATCCCTCGCAGATGATGCGGGATTCAAACGTATTATTTGTAGTCATAAATTATATATCCATTCTCTCTTGCCCATCCTACTTCGTGGTGGACATGGTTGTGGCAGGGGCGGCAAAGAACCATGAATGAGGACTTGTCACATAGGAACTTGCCCCTTCCTTTTTTATGGTGTAAATCCATTCCCTGCCCATTACATATCTCGCACTGGTAGTTTTTCTCTTCAAAGTATTCTGCTTTAACTTTTTCGTAGTCAGCATTTTTATTTTTCCTTGATCCAGATAAACTCTTTAATCTTGCCCCCGTTTTTTTGAAACCTTTTTTTCTACTAAGCATTGATAGTAGTTTGTTAGCTCTTGAAGTCCGATGGAGGCCAACTCCAATGAGTCGTACTCTGGTCTGAGGCTGTCTGGGAAAGGCTTTCCTCGTTCGTGCATGGGGCCGGGGTTGCTGGCTGAGTAAGGACTGACTCGGACGTAGTACTTGCCGTTTTCGATTTCGAGGAAGGTGTGCATAGTTCGATCACTTTATCTACTTGTTCTTTCTTTAGAATGCTCTTGGAGTTCACTTCAATCTGGTTGATTAACGATCCAGTTACGCCGATCTTGTCACCTAGTTCCCTGACTGTCATTCCTAGTCGCTTGCGAGTTTCCCGAAGCTGATTAGCAAAGGTCTTGCGTCCAATAGAACGAATGTAGCGAGACTGCTCGTATGCAGTCATGCAAGATTCATAGGCTTCGTATAGTGGATGCTTCATTTCAATTAAAAGTAAACCAATCCTATTGACAAGTCAACACTTTTTTGATAGTCTATTTACTTATGGATAACACTAACGAAAACAACGCAGTAGATAAAGACGCAGAACGTATGCTTGCCGCAGTTAGGCAAACAGTTCTAGTTACAAATATGTCTCTAGCTACTGCATTAAATACTGGGTTCCTTGCACAATATGAATCTGACCAAGGCATCTGTAACATGGCACTCAAACCTAACAATACTGCTGTTGTTGCAACCACCGCCGCGACTGGATTAACAATCTACCAGTCTAACTTCTTCATCAAAGATGAGTCTATCGGAGAACAACGCCACATTTACAAATGCGAGAATGAAGATGACGCTGATGAAATCTGGGATAAGATCAATGACCAGATGTATCAATGGTCGCGGAATGAAATTAAGTCTGTTAGTCTAGAGTGACTATCGTTACCGATAAAAATATTGTAAAAAAGATTTGACACTATCACTAGATGTAGTAGTGTCTGTCTTGTACGAGCAATCGTGCATCCGGGGTGAAGGCCGGATTGGAGAAACTTAAATTAACAATAAAATATATGATCCCTATGGTGGTAATACACCTTCATGCGTCAGTTGCCGCGTTTCTTCGCCATCATAGGGGTCGCCTTTTTTAAATGAACCAAGAATTAGTTGATAGGTCTTTGGCCTATACTGAAGCGTTACGCTCTCACCCCATAGAACCGGGGATGGAGTTTGACCATGAAACATTGGTAGCCTTATCTACAAGGATGCCGCAGAATAAAGATATTCGCGCATTGTTCCCTGTCGTGGGCGGTCTTCCAATAGATTATATTTGCGAAATACAATGTGATAGGTGTCAGTCATTGAAAAAAACGACTTTTCGTAAAACGCAGTTGATTGCTTACATGGAATGCCTTCGGCGCATACATGAAAAAACTCATCAATCAAATTACCAAACTGTAGCAACTTGCAAAGAATGCAAGGAAAATGAAATTGTTTTGAATAGACAAAAACAAGAAAATGAACGCGCCAATTTCTTGGCTAATTATGGAAAAGATCGTGAATCAAACACAGATATATTGGTTAAACATTTTCTTTTGGTGGATGGAATGCCAAAAGAAGGAGTAACTTGGAAGGAAATCGCGGTAGAAATGGACAGGCGTTTATCAATGTGCAACGAAGAAAAATTAGCACAAGTCATATGTGAAATGGAATATGGTGAATTTTTAAGAACTCCATATTGGAAGATTACTTCATTTGAAGTTAAGAGAAAAAATAAATTTAAGTGCGTGATGTGTGACAGCAAAGAACGCTTACAAGTGCATCACAAAAACTACAAATCGCATGGCTATGAACACACATATTACGGAATGCAATCCCTTACCTGCGTTTGCGACGAGTGCCACGCTAAACACCACGGACATTATGAGTAAAAGTATTTTTCGCCAAAAGTTGACAAGGAATTTCACGACTATTCCAAATGATCTTCTTAAAAATCCAGAGTTGTCGTGGAAGGCAAAAGGTATTCACGCATATCTTTTATCACTACCAGAAACTTGGATTGTTCGTCTTAAACATCTCAAGAGCATATCTACAGATGGGTATGATAGCACAGTTGCAGGCGTTCACGAATTGTTGGATAAAAAGTATCTATGGCGCAGGCCATGTTGCGGAGAAAATCCGGGTGGTTGGGAGTATTATGTTTACCAATACCCGCAACTTGAAGACCCGTTCCGATCAGGGGATTCTCCGACTCGGGATATTCCCGACTCGGGAAAACCCGTGACTAATAAAGATAGACTTAGTAAAGTAAATAAAGAGTATAAAGAAAACCTCCTAACCTCCTTGAAGGAGGAAGAGGAAAATTCGGCAATAGCCTCATCTTCCACAAATGATAAAACTTCAAATGAATTCCAGACCTCTGAATTATTTAACCAGCAACCTCCCGCCGCTAACCCACCCAAGGGCAGGAAGCCTAGAGTACCAAAACCAGTAGACGCTGAGTTCCTAGCAGAACTTCAAAAACTAAACCCAGACAAAGACGTGGAGCGGGAAGCGAAACACGCACAGAGTTGGCTACTCAGTCACCCAGAACGTAAGTACTCCCGTGCGTTCCTGAGTGCTTGGGTTATCCGCTCCAAGAATGTAGTTGATCAGAATCCTTACAGACAATCCTTCTAATGAAAAAGACACCACAAATGAAAACAGTACCAATGGCTACAAAAAGCGAGGCAGCAGCCTTAGCTTTAATCGCAATAGACAGAAACATCCTCGCGCAACAAACGTGGGATGTGGATTATTTCGCTCTGCCGCCTCACAGGAAGGTTTTTACCGCACTCCAAGGGGTTCACCAGCGAACAGGGGCTTGCTGCCCGTTTTCTGCCATTGCTGAGTTAGAAGCAACAGGCGAGATCGAAGCGGCTGGAGGAGAGAACGAAGTCCATGAGATTCTTTCCACCATGAAGATTGCTTCTGGGAAGGTTTGTCAGGATATGGCGGACGATTACCGCAAGCAGCTAGTCAGAAACAAGGGATACCGCGATGTCATCAAGGTTATCGAGGAAGAAGAACCCAATATTCGCGTAGGAAAGTCCGATTTGAAGAAATTATCGGAAACGATAATGAGATGTTCGGAGGATCGGAGTGTAAAAGTAAAGCCAGTCAAAGATATTATCCTAGAAATCATCGACGAGATGGAAGGTAAATCCAAAGAAGAGTGTTTTACGACAGGAATGATCCGATTAGACCGAACATTGAGGGGTGGACTGCATCATGGAGAGCTTTTGACGGTAGCTTCGGAGACTGGTGGAGGTAAATCCATCTTCCTCGTCCAAGCAGCAGTAGCAAATCTACTAAACAACAAGTCAGTTATCTTCTTTTCCCTAGAAATGAACGCCAAAGACATCCTAACTCGTATGGCTTGCAACATGGCTGGCTATCCGATCCGCGAAAGAGCAGAATATCTCAACGCAAACAAGGTAGAACTGGACGCAATCACCAATGCACTCACCAAATTGCATGGTATGCCACTTCAAATCGTAGATGCGATCAGTGATATTAACGATATTGAGGCCAATATTAACCGATATGTGGGAGAAAACCGCGCAGATGTAGTGATCGTAGACTATCTCCAGATCGTATCTATTGAAGGTGTAGACAACAGAGAGAATGCTATCTCTGAGATTACAAGAAGGTTAAAAGTATCAGCGTCCGTTAATAAACTCGTACTGCTAACAGCCTCCCAGTTAAATGATGAGGGAAGGTTACGAGAGAGCCGGGCGATTGGG